GGCGTTGCGTTTTACCATTTCACCCCACAAAACGCACCAATCATTAATGGTAATGTTGTCGTTCTTGACTTCGTGCCAATAGTCTTTGGCAACGTCTTTAGTATGAAACTGCTCAATGAGACAAAGGTGCATATCTGCCATTTCTTCGTCATAATGACACGCACCAATCTCTCCCTTTATCTGCTTAATCATATCAAGCATTACGCTGTCATTCATTCCAACTTCGCAACAATCAGCCATTGTCGCAACACAATTCTTAATAGCCTGTATATCGTTGCTTGCCAATATGTTTTCAAATACCTTTTTCATAACCGTATATTTTTAGTGTTACTTCAAGAAATATTCTCTGATGTCGTACACACCATCCTTGTCTTTCAACAAATCGAGTGCAAGGTGGTTGGCATACTTAACCAGATGCTCAGTGCCAATGTCCTTTACGTCATCCTTTCCGAGTATCTTGGCAATAGTGCATCCATGGTCGCTTACAACCTGATTCATAGCAACGTAAAGAGCATAGTCGTTACAGTAAGGCTTCTCCTCTGTCGCAAGTCCTAGACCAGTCATAGCATTGAGCCATGTCTGCATATCCCATGTTGCAGATGGATTCATTCCCTTTACAATCTCTGATGCCTCATTCTTGGTAAGATAGTTCTTCCACTTGATGGCGCAGAGCTTATCAAGATACTCTTGCGCCAACTCTGGGTGCTTTGATGCCATATCCTTCATCATGCAGCGCATTGTGTCTCCAAATGTGCGCATATACTTCACGTTGGTTGATGAAGCCATCATTCCATACAGCTCATCAAACTTACTCATAATCTCTTTTGCTTCCATATCTTATATATTTTAACCTATTATCAAATCTTTCAACTCTACAAAGTCCTCCTCTGTGAAGTTGATGCTTCGCTTGCTTCCAAAGAGGATAGCATCGGGTTGAGAGCATACGGCAGATAGTTCTCACAAAGGTCTTCTATCTCATCGCTACTCATTCCGCAAGCAGTTACCTTCTCCCCTCTCTTCTCTTGCTCGTCTGCTCGAAAACAAGAATCCGATAACGATTTTAATAACACTCCCAAGGTGTGATAACCAAATAACTTTCCCATATCATTATAATCTAGAGATTAAACTTTGACAGCCCTTGCCTGAGAAATACTTATCGGCAAAACCATATACATAAAATATAATGGTCATTACAAGTATTACAACATTAGCTTCCACCATTTCGTTGGTGGTAAAAACATTCCAGTATACGATATGAATAGCATTTATCCCAAATAGATAGATTATCATCGGAATACGCCATCTGTAGCAGAGCCAAAAGAATCTGCTCGCAATTATAAGTACAAGCGGATGGATGTAAACGGAAAAATAGATAAATGCTGCCGATACCCAATTCTCCTTAAACCATACGCACATTTCTTTTTCATGAGACGCAAATGTTACCATGCATGCAATATGAAAAAGCATGATAAACAGAGGCATCACTTCACAATAATACTTAAACCAAGTGAGTAGCTTTATGCTGTAGCCTCTACCTGCAAGGATAATGACGTTTATCATTTCGCTAACGTCCATGTCCTTAAACATTACTCTTGACAACTGTACAACACCGACTGATTGAACTAACCGATGGACTTCATCTTCTTCCTCTTTAGTCATAAATTCTTCTCCTTTTGTTTTTGGGGTTATTATTTATTCTTAGTTCCTCATTCTTAATAATAAGGAAAGTTCTGCAAAAATAAACAATATTGCACAATTCTGTTCGTTTTGCGCAATATTTTATTGTTAAACTTTATAAAAAATAACAATCTGAAAGTAATAAGTCACAAAAATAGCGTTAGAACGGCTTTCTTGCCAAATTCTAACGCTATTTCTATATCTACTTATCAGTGTTTATCCTATCACAACCTCAAGGCTCTCCATATCAGCGAACTTCAAGCCGCAATCTTTCGCTGCCTTGAACAACTCCTTCTCGTCAACTGCCTCAATGGCAACCTCTACCTCCTTGTCGGCAAGGTCTGAGAAGTACTTCTCGGTCTTCTGCTTCTGATTGTAGAAATACTCATTGACCTCAGCGAACTTGGCTGAATCGTCCTTGGTGTATTCGTAGCCCTCATCGGCGTGCTTCTGCTCAAGCTGCTGGCACTCCTGGAGCTTGCGCTGCATCTCCTCGAACTTATCGTCCTTCAAGCTCTCCTGCGCTTCCTCCACATCCTTGTCGTAGGTATCGGCTACGTGGCGCAGTGCCTTCATATTCTTCCAAACTCGCATAGCGGCATCATCGCTCATGGATGATGTCTTCAATGCCTTCAATGTTCTGTAGGCTGCGACAGCCTCGATTGTCTTAATCTTCTTCATAATTGTTTCTTTATTTTTATGTTTAAACTTAATTCATTTTCTCATTTAGCCTTGCATTTCCGAATTAGATAGCAAAAGGTATCTGGTCAACAAATTTATTTTCTACGTAAAGCATGGCTTTATAACTTTTCCCTTCCAGTAAGGCATAGCTACCTATATCAACTGTGATAATCTCATTAGGCGCAATATCTTTGTTGTCTACAGCCCTATACCAATCATCGGGAAAAGGTGAAGGGTAACAGGTTGGTTTGTATTTTGCCCACATATTTATTTTGGCGGACTTGCACAATGTGGCAACATCATTACTCGATTCTCCCAGCACCGACTTAACATCATCGATGGATATGGGGGGTGATTTTTCCGTTATTTACACTCATATTTCTTTCTTTTTTATCGTTATACTTTTTTATATCTACTATATATCGGGTATAAAATCACTTAATGGTAAAAGATTCTTTACAACCCAAGTACCATTTGCTATCACGTATATCTTATACGATTTTCCACTTGTAAGATTTGTGAATCTGACAGTCTTGGTTTCACCTGCATTCATCGTTCCTACCGTATTCATATACTCTCCTACGACCATACTCTGTCCATTGGACGGGTCGGTCTGATATACGCAATATACAGCAACATTTTTTACTGTAGTGGCGTTATTCTTCATCTTCAGCGTTACGATGATTCTACCAAGCTTCTGCTCTGCCGTAATCTGTGCGAAGTTGCTTGCCACGGATTGCGACTGGCTGATGATGGAGAACTGCTTGCCTCCTGCGAGGTTTGGGATGGCATAGCAAGTCATCTGATGAAGGGTGTGGTCGCTGGAGTAGTTGAACGAGCAGAACATCGGAAAGGCAAGGTAATCGCCTACCTGAAGGGCGTTCTTGGGCAGCGGCACGGTGAATGTGCCCACGCTGGATGCGGTGGTGATGAACATGAGGGTGGACTTGCTCTTATCGGTGATGATGTAGCCGAAGTACTTATCCTTGAATGCGGCGAAATCGAAATAGCTTATCTGTAAGCCATCTACCGATACGATATTGTGTTCCGTGAGTATCTGATTGGTATCACTCTCACTGATGAACACGTTGGTGGATAGATAGTCCTTCACTTCGGGATTCGCATTGTGAAAATACCCTCTGAAATCACCTAAGCGGAATGGCGCAGACGCACCGCCAGTTGGCTTGTTATATAAGGTGGCATATCCATTATTAGCCTTTGAATATTCCGCTACAAGGTCTTTCCAGTTGCTCTTGCCGTTTTCTACCGTAATATTGATGCCGTAGTTGCCATCATTCGCCTTATACCAGTCATCGGGAAAAGGGGATGGAAATACGGTAGGCTTGTACTTCGCCCAGACGTTAATTTTCGATGACGTGCATAGGTCTGCCAATGTGCTGCTGCGGTTCATTCCGAGACAATCCGCAACATCATCCACGCTCACTGGAGCAGTGATTTTGTTATTAGATAGAGCCATACGCTTAATCTTTAAAACTTAAAACACTAGGCAAGGCAGCTCTATAAGAGCCACCATGCGTTAATACTCACGATACTTACTCTGCTGCCTCGCTAGCCATATTGGTAGCGATAGCGGAATCAACCTCCGCTATCAATGCTGACACCTCACTGAGCTTGCTCTGCGAAACACCGCTGATGTTGTATGTCAGCTCGCTGCCGTTGGAGCTTGCGTTCGCGTTGCCGAGATAATTACCATTCGCATCACTGTAGATGCTCATATTGATGCTCTCGATGTTGCCACCAGACTTGTCAACATTGTAGGTGATTTCTACTCGATAGCCACCGTTAGTATAAGTGGCGGTTGTCTGTTCACTTTTCTTATTAATCTTTAAATTCTCCATTTCTTAACTAATTTAATGATTTAATATTCTTGTTATCTAATCTCTTCTTGTCACTGCTGCCCTGCTTTTCGCTTAATCGCTGAACCTCTGATTCGAGGAAGACCACACGAGCCTTCAACCTGCTGACCTCATCGCCCACCTGCTCGATAGCACCGAATGCCGTTGCAATCAGCTTCGGAGACCAATAATTTATCTTGTAGTAGCCATTCTCGTCTGTCTCCACGATGTCCTTTAAGTGAGGGTTGCACAAGACGTGCTGGGCAATCCAACCGATAGACCTTGTGTTGTCCTTCTTCCAAGCAAAGCCATAAGTGCCACCCATTGCCTTGATGATGCCGAAGTAGTCCAGCTTACGCAAATCCTGCTTCAAGCGGATGTCTGAGGATGAGTATGCGGTGATGCCGCCAGTAGCAAGAACATTACCATTCAGATATATGTTCGTAGAGCTATCACGATATAGAATCCAATTATCACGTGCAACATCATAAATGCCTCTATTCACATTTCCAGAACCAATCATTAATCTTATATCATAAGTTCCATTACTAACTCCTATATAAGTATCTAAATCTTTATCAGTTCGTTCTACAATTAATCCACCATGACCAGTAATGTAATTAGTAAATTTAAGTAATGCTGCACCATACCAATCTCTCCAAGTTCCTCTATTTTGTGCTCGAACAGCAATATAAGGTTTATCACCATCATTAGATATAGCAAGTTGAGCGTCCCAACCACCATTATTATCCCATCCAAAATGTAGAATATGTCCTTCATTACCTAATGGTCTTTGATAAGCTTGAAGAGAACTTGTAGCATGAGTTAAGAATAATCTATTTAAACCTTTATTATAATCATTGATAGATGTAGTTCTACCATCAGGATAAGTCTTATATCCATCTATGCTACCTATAGCATAAATATATGCTTGTTTTATAACATCACCTGCTGACATATCAATAAAACCGTCAGTCTTTACTGCTATACTTATATTATTAGTATGTAACATTTTATATTCAGTAATTGTCTTATTGAATGCATAATTATCACCAAACCATATTACTCCATCAGCTATTCTAAAAGTATCATAATTACCATTACTTCTCTTAAAGGATATACTTTCTTCTGGTCCATCTGAAACATCAGAAGTATATATACTATTTACATTAACAATATCAGAATTATGTAAATTTATGCCAAACTCAGAGTTTGAATTCCACCATCTATTGCTATCAGTATCTAGATAATCCCCAGTTCTATTTACTTTTCCGCTAATATCTTGATGAGAAGTTAAATATCCCTTGCTATTAACCCACGATTGAGTAGCATATCCCGCTAGACTTTGATGACTAGTCAGGAACGTTACACCTTTAGTAAAGGTGAGTTTCTTGCCACTTTTCGATACCGAGGTGATGGCGTTACCAGTACCGCTAGTCTCAATCTCGTTGACGTAACCATCTAGGCTCTGATGAGCGGTCAGATAACTACCCTTTGGTTGATATGTACTACTAGCTGCTGTCTTTGTAAGATAAGTATTTGAAGCATCAGTCTTTGTAAGATAATTAGCTAAACTTTGATGACTAGTAAGGAAATTTGTTCCTTTAGTAACATTAATAGTAGTACCATTTTTACTAATTGCAGTTACAGCATTGCCTGTACCACTAGTAACAACATCAAGAGCAGAACCACCTTCAAGACTAACAATGCGACTATTAAGTTGTGCGATAGACCACGCACTTGCTATCTGCGAGAGTTCGTTTTCTCCTGCGCTTGTCAGCTTGATAGCTGATGCATAGCTAAGAACAGAGCCATTTAAACCACCACCTGACGTAGATGTTCCTTCACCATAAGCTGCAATTCCTCCTGTAGCATAAAGATTAGCATTAGTATTTGCATCTGTATGACTAATAGCTATAGCATTATTTTTACTATCATAATGAAGTTTAATTTTACCTATCACAAGGTCTCCGCTTAAAGTACCTCCTGTAAGAAGAAGATATTTACTTAAACTTGTATCTATTTGTGTCTTAGTGTAAGCATCAGTAATACCATAACCTGCAATAGTAGTTGGCTTAGAAGCTAACTCACTAAACGCAAGACTATTCTTAGCAGCAAAACTCCCAAAAGCACCTTTAGCACAATATTTAAGATTAGATGCACCAACACTACTATAAGCGCCATTCCAATAAGCAATGAAACTCATATCAGGAATAATATTTCTATCAGTATCAACATTTGTCCATCCAGAATGAGTTGAAACATTAGCACTTTTCTTAGTATAACTTTTTGTATATGTCAAAGTTTTATCATCTTTCGATATAGCAGTAACAAATACATTAGTTCCTGTTGGTTGAGTAAGAGTATTAACATAACCATCAAGACTTTGATGAGAAGTCAAATAAGTTCCCAAATCAACAGCAGTACCTCCACTAGCAGCAATAGTTTTTGTTGTGCCATTAATCTTTACACTATGGGTATGACCTACAACAGCATAGGTGCTGGCTGCGTCTGCTGATTTGAGATACGCCGCCAAACTCTGATGCGAGGTGAGATATGTAGCACCCTTCGTGAAGGTGATGGTCTTGCCGCTCTTTGTAACGGCAGTAACGGCATTTCCACTTCCGCTAACTGCTATCGCATTCACGTAACCATCGAGAGACTGATGAGCCGTGAGGAACGTACCATTCGTGAAAGTAATCACACCAGTGCTTGCGTCATAGGTTGCACCAGTGAGGGCATTTCCGCCAGTTGGCACAGACACGCTGATACTAGGAACAGCACTTGCCACATTCTGAATCTCCGAATAGAGCTTTGCTACTGAGTATGCAGAAGCAACCTCTGAAAGGTTTTCCGTAGTAAGCCTGATAGCATCAGCATAAGCCTTTACAGAGCCGTTGAGACCACCGCCCGTGGTAGATGCTCCTGCTCCGTATGCCGTGATACCGCCTGTAGCATAGAGATTTCCATCCACTTTGATAGCCTTGTTGGTCGCATCATAGGTGATTTTGATACCGTGGAAAGTGATAGCACCCTCGAATGTAGCATCGCCCGATACGCCAAGTTTAGAGAATGGAGCGTTTGGCTTCAGCGACACAAGGTCGGCAACGCTCGTTCCTGCACTTCCTGACTTCCAAGTCGGCTCGAAGAAGGTGAGGTATGCACCCAAGTTTTTCTCGCTGATGATAAATGACGTAGGGTCAGCGTGAACTCTGCCATCAGTTTCCCACCAGATTGCACCACCTGCCACGTAGCCAGAACCATCGAAGCGGAAGATGGTGTTGGCAGGAGTCTTAGAGCCGTCGTTGTAGTCCTTATCGACCATTTCGCCACCGAACCAAGCAGCGATGCCGCCTCCCTTTGCAGACTTCTCTGTTATGCCATTGATACCTGCCGTAGTATTGCCATCCGTGTCTCGCAAACCGATGAGTGATGTAAGAACCAGACCTCCGTTAATCTCAGTATCGGGAGCATCCATCAGAGCCTTCTTTAAGTAAGCAAGGCTGGTTACGTCACCGATAACTACACCGAGGTCGCCATATATCTTGCTAGTGATGTATGCGTTTGCCAGACCCAGTTTATCGTAGAATGACGCATAGGCTGACTGGAAGTTGGTGAACTTCGTTCCCACGGCAGAGACTATTGTAGCCTTGTCGTTAGTATCAGCAGCATTATATCTCGCAGAAATATCTGAAAGATACTCGATGAGTTCTTTCTTGGCAGTAGAGAGAGTAGCAAAAGCGGTGTTGAGGTCGGTGAGCTCCTTGGTGCTCTTCAATACCTCTGCTCCCTTCACTTCATTGTACGACTTCTGCGCTGCCGCAAAATCATCTTCCAACCGCTTGGAATCCTGCGCCATAGCCGCAATCTCAGAAGGCTCTAGATAGCCATCCTTGACGTAATTATCGAATGCCTTTTTGTTGTCAGTTACGGTAGTTCCTAATTTGCTGATGTCACCCTGCGCCTTTTCTGCCGCCTTCTGAGCCTTCTCTGCTGTCGTCTTGGCTGCGTTGGCAACAGTATCATCGGTATATCTAGATGCTTTAATCCAGTCGGCAATGGCGAACAGAGAACCAGCCGCCTTTTTGGTCTGACAACGCAATACCTCATTCTTGTAGGTACTGCCGTCAGAAGGATAAGTGGCATTCACCCATATATCGCCAACCTGATAAGGTGGCGTAGGCTGTGTGCTGAATACCTTCATCTTGCCATCTGCCGTTTCCTGTGCCTTGCTTGCATCGGAAAGGGCTTTGGCAATATCGGTGTCAGTAATGATAGTCCACTTATAGGTGCTGTCATCCTTGGCAAAGCGGTATGCCTTGCCCGTCTTGTTATCATAATAGAGGTCGCCGAGATGGGTATCTTTATCCTTATCGGTCGTCCAACTGCTTGCAGGGGCATTAGTCAGTGTTGGAACTCCCTCATAAAACCAAGTCTCAATAGCCCCATCCACCTGATTCTGCAAGTCGGCTATCACCTGCGAGTTCTTGATGAGATTGTTTACCTGCTCCTCGGTCAAGCCCTTTGCTGAGTTCTCCTTAATATACTGAGACAGTTCCTTGCCATCTACGGTTGATTTGGCAGAAATCTTGCCTTTAACAGATACCTGCTTGGCTGCGCTGTCATACTTGATGTAGCTACTACCCTCATAGCCATTCTCCTTAGTAGGTCGGTCGCCTACATACATATCGCCATAAACATTGAAGAACGCCTTGTTGGTCTGCTTGTTTACGCCATACTCTACGTATTCCTTGTTTGCAAAGGAGTAGCTATTGATGCCGTGATACAATCCGATTGATGGCGAATAGGTATCTACCGCCGAGAAGATAAGGCAGTTCTGACGTTCTACATCGGTTCTATTACCGCACTGATTGAGCACATCACCTTTAGCAGGGACATCGCTTGCCGTGGCACAATCGGTATCTGAGAGGTCGATGTAGTGATACTTCTTGCCTTCCAGCTCCACAGGTTCTTCGTCACGACCGATTACCAATCGCCAATAGAAGTGATTACCCACCTTATGGTAAGTGCCCTTGCGAACATTGAATGATTCCGAGCGCACTTGGTCGTTAACGGAGAAATCATTATCTACGGCATCGTCTTCCTGCTCTGCGAGGAAGTAGCATCGGTATGCATTCTGTGACACATTATTATATGTCACAGTAACAACTTCTACTTTATGAGCCACCACACCGCCAGCAGGAGAAATAATCTCCTTACCACCGATGGTGGAGGTTTTCTTGACAACAATTTCCTCGAAGATAGCCTTCATCCTCACCTCCAGGTAATCGGTGATGAGATGCGAGCGACCTTCTGTATCGGGAGTCCATGAGCCGCCGTTCTCGGAATTGAAGTTACCGACAAGCAAACCACTTAAAAGCTTCTGAATCTTCTCCCAAGTGATAGTACCTTTAGCGGTGTCATCGTTTAATTTAGAGAGGTACATCTTATCTGCTATACCAGCATTAAAGCTATTAGCATTACTACTACCAACAATACTAGATAGAGACTTAACAGTTTCTCCTTTTACTGCATCAATAATCTGCTTTGTATCACTCTTTGTAACTTCCAACGAATTTACAAGCTCAATTTCAACTTCTGCCAGCTCATCGTTATCAACCTTTACTGAGTAGTTGCTGACGAAAACTTCGTGACTAATAAGATTTCCATCGCTATCCGAATCGCCTTGTATCTGTATTGACAGCTTTGCATTCTCGTTTAGCTTGCTTGCAAAGTCAGGATTCTCTTGCAAGAATATGCGAGAAAACTTAACAGAGTAGTTAAATTGGTCTGTATTGTTTTCGCTCATGTGCTTGACAAGAGCATCATCTAGTCTTTTTTCTGCTGCCGTTACAAGAACCTTTGGTGGTTTGATGCCTGTGATGACAAACAAATCTCCCTTTTGCGGTTTAAAGCCAGCACTTGCGTTTGGCATTACGATACCTAATGTTGATGTATCTTTCTGAACGCAAATCCAAAGTTCTTCTTTCGTTGAATCTTGGTTTGATTTGTTATCCTCAACGTATGTGTCGTTAAGAATATAATCACCTTTGCTATTCATTTTTCCACTATCTGACTTCAAATTTCCATTTCCGTCAGTAAGTACATTGTTATAGCACTTATTTTTTGTGCTATTCCAATAGCAGCCAATGGTAAACGAACAAGCAGGACACCCGTTACTCTTGATGAGATTAATCTTTGCCGATTCGCTAGCCAAAGCATGTGCAAACAAGTCAAAGCCGAAATCTCCATTAAACTTATGTAGCTTTATATAGAAATAGTTATGAATATATTTTCCGTCACTATCCTTTACATCGCTATCTTCTTTATCGAAAGCAACATCTGCAATCTCTCCAAACAACTGTCCTTCTGCATTTACAATTCCATTGATAGTTGGTTTTATATCATCAAAAGTAACCGTTCCTTGGTGAGGATTTCCTTTCTTGTACAAGTTTACAAACTCGTAATATCCACTACCGCTTGGCAACTTGTGGGTATTATTCAAAGCGTAATAAAAACGCTCTGCACCTTTCGTGTTGCGATATATAGAAGGCATAAGTACCGATGATGGTGCAATCCAGACTCTATTAGTAACCATTACCTTCACTGCATTATCCTCAGTTCCGGTATAAACCTTGTTGAATCCGTATCTATCACCATCTTTTACAAATTGATAGTCGTATTCAATGCAATTTGCCTCGCTGATTACACTTACATTAATACCAGCATCACTGTAAGGAATGTACTTGTCTCCATTCTTCCATTCATATTCCGATTTTGACTCGTATAAGAACTCAACACTTCCACTAAAAGCAGCATTCCAACTATCTGCGCCATAAAAGTCATTAATGCCAGCACTATTTTTGTACACCTTGCACTTGTAAGAAAACTCGACTTCTATAGATAACACAAAATCTCCACCATCTTCAAATGTGTACGTGCTAGTACTACCAATACTCATTCTTTTAGAGATAGTCTTATATAATTCTTTTCCCTTGAATAAGTATATGCTCTTGACGGCATTTCCGACCTTCGTTATATATTCTTTTCTAGAAACAGAGCTATTAAGTTCAAAGTCAAACCCTAAACTCGTCAAATCTATCGTCTGACCTTTTATCGCGCTGATTAAAATATCAAACGAAAAGATACAAGTAACTGTTGGGTTAGATTGACTATCAGCCTGCGTCAAGTTTGATGGGGTAGTAAATCTATCAAATGCCTTTGAACTTACATCTACACTTCCGTTATAATTCTTCCCATCCTTGCTTTTATAAAGTACAAGGGTATCATTATATCTTGAATCTTTAAGGAACTTTGATAATTCTACACTAACTTTATCCTTGCTGATATTCTCTGTATTGAACACTGCCTCGCCAAACTCATCATCATTAGGATAATAATATGGCAGGTTGTCGGACGAACCGTAGCCAGTTATCATATCTACTATCTTATAGTTCGCATTCTCCTTAGATACAGAGATAAGAGCATCACTACTACCATATTTTATAGGTGTATCGGTTAAGTCGTGCTGTACCTTGCCGACATGACAAACGTTGCCATCCCAGTAGTAATCAAGCTCAAAAGTTGTATTGATAAGTTGTAAAACATCAGTCAAATATTGGTCTTCAAATGATACTTCCTTAACTTCATCTGTTCCATATCCTTCATCAATAACAACGTAATATCCCTTGTGTTCATCTGTAGGACGATACAATCCGCAATATGCCATTGAGCTATTGATGCGAGCAACAAACTCATAGATAGTTCCACCAAACGTGAACTTTGTCTGATTTGAGCGGTATCTATCTTTGTTCTGTGTATCAACATCATCAACGACAACATCAAAGAACAGAGTGTTATCAAGTAATTCTCTTCTAGATGTGAAAGTGATTTCACTCTTCCACATTCTAGACGAATTATCCTTTGTAGAGTTTGGTGTATAGGACGCAAAGAATCTATCGCCATTGTACTCCACGAACTCTTCCTTCTTCCATTGCAAAGGCTCAGAAGAATATATTGTAGCAGTAAGGGTAGGAGCACCACCCATACGCTTTGCATCGTAGGTATATGATGATACAATAGCAGGGTTAGCTTCCGATGGAAACAAACCGATAATTTCATTACCAGTGTTCTCATCGTAAGCCAACTTTTGTATGTATAATGATTTTGCCTTCATGTTTATTCTTTGTTATTGTCTGTATCCTTTGTCCTTGCGGTAATCTCAGCTTGTTTTTCGGCACGTTCATCTGCCTCTTCTTGCTGAGTCTGCAATCTTACTTCCTCGTCAGGTGCAGAAACAGTATTCTTTTCAACACCAGTCTTAGTAGAAATCAAACCTGCACCGCTCAATGTACAAAGCATCTGATTCCATGCACTTTCATCGAATGGCTGCCAAGGCTTAAATGATGTACTGATTCTCATCTGCTTAAACTCAGTAATTGCAGTAGGATTCTCACCGCTTGCAACCAACTGCTTTGCCAGTCCTTCCTTGAATAGTCTTGAATGTTTGCTGACGAAATTCTGCCACTCAATAGCTGCATTGTTAGCCTCCTCAATATCCAAAGAACGTGTCATCTGAATTGCCAAACCGCTTATATCGCCACTAGACTTAATATCCTTTGGCAAGATAAATGTACATCCTGTAGCAATCTGCAACTGGTCGAGAATTGACTGCATGAACTCAATCATGTTCTGTGGAGAAGGTGGAGTCTTAAACTCTGCGCTTCCATTTCCTTCAATGCTTGTATCATTCAAGATGATAGAACCAGCAATCTTCTTTGCGGTTTCATTGAGCTTACCCTTGATATAAAGGATTCCCCATCCATGTCGTTTCTGGATGACCGCAAACAGATTATATATAATCTCGAATAGCTCGATAAGGTCTTGACCGTTATTCCAAGCAACATCACCACGCTTTGTAACAAGTGGACTCTCCGAGAATCCGTGTTCTTCCTTGCTTTCCAAGCACCATCCTTTCAGTACTTCGTTTGTGTCAACGTCCTGAACGAATACATCTGTAAAATGATAATGATATGTCTTGTCGTATGCATCAATGTGTCTTACATTGTCCTCTGTCCGATAATACACGCAATCAAGAAGCGGTTCTCCGTTATCGTCTTTATGGGTAATAATCTGATAGCCATCTTCATACGAGAATAGCCTACTTTTTACTTCGTTATCCTCATTCATGTAAACGAGTAAGCCCACATCACCATAACTCTGCTGAATACGTATAGCTTGCATTTCGATACCATCCTGATTTGTCTCTTTCCAATGCCACTTGAAATCGGCAAAGTTCTTTTTGAGCTTATCAGTCGGATTGCTGTCATGCAAGATATGGTTACGTTTATTACCACCTAAACAAAGAGCCTTCTTGTCAACAATACGCTGTTGCATAGGAATGCCAAACTTCTTAAACTCAATCTCGCAATAACTGCCATCATCAAGCTTGCAGCATATAGAAGGTAAGTTCGTATCAAACAATACCCTGTGAGAATAAGGGTCTAACTCCTTCGCAAAACGCTCTTGGCTAACAACTATCTTGCTGATATTCGGAAGCTGTGCCTCTTTGCGGAAGTTTGTCTTAATATCCGAACCATCAGAAAAGTCATTGATGGTAATAGAGCGCGAACCCCTTAAAAACGGCTTTTTCAGAAGCAGTTTCTGTGGATTCTCCAAAAAATCATTAATTATGTCTTGTCTCTTTCTACTCATCGTTATTGTCGTTTAATGATGGTTCAACATCGTTGCTATTTTGTGAATCGTTGTTCTCTTGTGGGTCAATCAATCCATAATGTCTGCAACAAGCTTTTTTTGAAGCCCAGTAGTTACATTCTCTGTTTGTAGTAGGACAAACAATATCGTGTTTGCTTGGTACTACGATGATTCGCTTCTGCTTCTGTGACTCTTCCATTTCGAATTTATCATTCAGCTTTACACGTATATCAGTCTGCATCTTCAATGCATCTTTCGGTTCAAGATTTCCGTCACTAAGAGCTTGGTCTATCTTGTCAAGCATTTTAAGAAGCTCGTTTTTGTTCTCTTCTTTGGTAATAGCGTTGTTATTAACATTGCCGATACCGAAAGGTTCTAGAACATCTAGCAGTTTCTTGAATCGTGGAGTTTCGTAGAATTTCGCGGCATCCTTTTCACTCTTACGATAAGCAAGACGATACGCTAAAGTCTTATCTTCCAATGCGTCACAGAGGATAGCAAATGCAATGTCTTTCTCATTACATTTATCCCAGTCAATCCGCACGGATTCAAGAATCATTTTTATATTTTCTTTTTTCAGCATATATTCTATAATTAATAGTACAACGTATCATCATAAATGCTCTGAGCATTAGGATTTTTCTCTTCAACTTCCTGTGCTGCAAGTCTGAATCCCTCCTGTAGCTCGCTACCATACTCCATATTCAAACATGGGTACATTCTCATTGCGCAAGGGTCGAGCACGTCCATAGAACGGTCTTTTCCAAGATTTCGGTTCATTTCCTTCTTGCTCTGCAACTTCTTCTTTCCACTCTGCATCTTATCAAAGCGAACTACCGCGCATTCTTCCATGAACTCATTCTGTATGGAAACTCTGTATTTGAGGTTTTGATGCGTATAAACCGCATTTGCAACCTTATCAGAGAATGTAAGCTGCCCTCGCTTAATCATGTAGCTCAGTCGCAAGTAACATAGGTCTTTTATTGTCATAGCAGACAAATAATAAATTCCCATTGCCTTTGCTGCTGATATATAAGGGATAGCATCGGGTATATAGTCATTGAAATACCTACCTGCTGTGGCATCATAGATAATATGGCTTTCTGCTACTCCCTCACTCGCCGCGAATAATCTAGCTCTTTCCGCATTAATTCGCGGTGTCGAATGCATTACGATTTCGTAATTGACGACATGGAATCCGTTCCACGACAACATCGTAGTGTTATCCTTTCCGTAATCTGCCAAGTCGATTGTTATCCATTTATCACCATTCACAGCAGGGTCTTTTATGAAGCAATCTCTTGCCGCTTGGCTTGGAATCGGTATATCCTCCTCCTCTTCTGGGTCAACATTGAAGTTGCCCTCCATAAGAGCTTGTGCCATTCTGCCGCCCGATGCCGCTACAGAACCTAAATAGCCAGAGTTGTTTTCAAGCATCTTCTTGTTTGAACCAAGTTTACCTTGATAGAAAACAAAACTCTTAATCATTACTTCATATCCAAAGTTGCCGCCAATGGTTTTAAGCTTTCTGTCTATATCTATCTTACATTTTTCATAGACTTCTCGCTTAGACATTCCCCAAACAACATCCTTAACAGTCGGTCCTGCACAATAGAAGTATCTGACTACACCATCACGCTCTGGGATAATAAAACCATCTGGTCCAATATACCAATCAAGAAATATTCTCGTCCAGTGGCTACGCTTCGGGTTAAGTGTTGCAAAGAACTTACCTGTAAACGTCTTGCTCTGACCTCTGTTTCGGGTCATAACGTATGAGAAAACTTCCCAAGTCATCTCCGTCAACTCGTCAATCGCAATCAAATCGTACTCCCATCCTTTCGCGCGCTCTCTCAACTTATCCATATTGGAATCGTCAAGATACGTCAAATCGACAAACGTTCCATTCGGAAATGTAACGCGCGGATTCTCGCTCTCTCTGATTTTCACATAATCAGCTCCGAATATCTGTTTAAACTTCTCTACGAATCCTCCACCTGCTTTTTGATTACCAAGTGAACGGCGTGAAATCATTGCACGAAAATCTGGGTCGGTCATTAACGGCTCTGCCATCGCAAGTACAAGACCATACGATTTGCCTCCTCCGAGATTTCCGCCACCAAAAACAACGTCAACGTTGCTACTTGCAAAGGACATTTGAAAGCCCTCTTGTGGTCTGATTTCTATATCTTTATTCGTGTTCATGCTGCAAAGATACCTAATTTATAATATATAATAGTGTGAAAATAATTCAATATTGGTTACGTAGCAAATAGGGTTTCTAAAAACAAATAAATCAACACATTATTTAATTATCTTTGCAGTAGAATTTTAAAAATTAGTAATATGAAGTTTACAAAACAACAACTTTTAGACACCCTAAAAGCAAAGCTCACTGCAAACGGAAAACACCTTTCCATCAGTGAAAAGACAATCAAGAGTTTGAGTGATTCCCACTTTGACCTCTTAGTTGGTGAAGATACAGAGTTAGATGATTTGGTGAAGAAGATTTTGCCGCAGTATGTTTCCCTTAACGGCAACTACGAGAAGGACAATGCCGACTTCATCAAAAAATGGAACGATGAGCATCCCGACATTAAGCCAAATCCAAAGGACGATGACAAAGAGCCTTCGGCTGTTGAAAAGAAGCTTTTGGAACGCTTGGAAGCTCTAGAGAAGAAGGATGCAGAATACGAAGCATCTAAGCTTGTATCACAGAAACGTAGTGAACTTCTCGCAAAGTTCAAGGAGAAAGGTATCAACGATAGTAAGTGGATTGACAAGTACATGAACAAGTTGAACCTCACTAAGGACTCGGACATCGAGCAGGAATTTACCGATGCGGAAGAGTTTTACAACATATCCCACGTAAAGGGCGGTGGCACTCCAGGCAATCCAAGTGGCGGTAATGGAGATAAACCTATCGGTGCTGAACGATGGGCAGGCGTAAACAAAATCCTCGGTACATCAAATCCTGCTGGCAAGTAAATTCGGATAACATTAATTATTAACTCTTTAAGGTAAAAAGATTATGTTGGATAACTTTTTCACAAGACAAGCCAATGGTGGTGCGGTATTCACTGGTCGCACACTCATTCAGGCACATGGCTCTATTGGAGGTCATAAAAATGTCTTCGTAAAGCTTGTAAAGGGCAACAAGGATGCGCTCTGTTATCCTACCACGGGTGGCATCTTGAAGAACCCATTCAAGGGTAGAGCGAAGATTTATGCAGGTGACCTCGTTGAGTACACACCTAACATTGACGACACTACTGGTGCAGAGGTAAAGATTTTGAAGTTCTATGAGCTGGCTAAGGATGCTGCTGAGGCAGACGCAACCTACGAATTGGTTCGTGACGGCTATCACCACATACCGTATGTTGGCGATACTATCATGGTAGGACAGAAAGATTTTGCCACACAAGCAAAGGGTGTCACTATCACCAATGTGGAGAAATCTACCGATGGTTCAAACGATATTTGGCTCGTTACAGTATCAGATACACTTGGTACAGCACAAAAAGCTGGTGACATTCTCGTAGAAGCAGCAAAAGCAGGTGCAAAAACGCTTCCTATGGTTACTAATCCTAATGCTTACGCAGACAAGGATATGGATTTCTTGTATGACGCGAATATGGAAGGGGTTGACGACTTGGAGTATATGCTTACTCCAGCGTTGGCACAAGAAGATACTGTTATCGACCTTGTAGCTATCGGCAATTTGCCACCAGCAGTTCTCGCTCTCAACAAGAGCCGTGTAAAGACTTGGTTCTGGTTTAATTAATCAGACCAAGTAAATGATAACGAACTTATTTTTTTTGTAATTAATTGTATTTAGGATATGCAAAGATTTGACATTAACAACTCGGATTGGGCTGCACTCTTCCGTTCAAAAGATGGCGGTAGTGAACTGTTTCAGTCTCTCGTTGACAACTCAGACCTCCTTAACATGGATGAAGGTTGGGCAATGACACAGGGACATATTGCTGACGCACCTACTCCAACAGCGGATGATGGTTCTGCTACTTTCCGAATGACTTCACATAAGTTGGAAGCTGCACCAGTCATGGATATGCGTGCTCCTCTTGGAGACTCACACCAGATGGATGCCGAGGGTGAGGCAGAGTACACTGCATCTATCCCAGACTTTATCGGTCGTGGCTTTGTAGAGACCGCTGCACAGCGTATCTACAAGGAGAAGCAGTTTGCTCAGTTTGGCAACGCAGACCGCATTATCGCTCGTTGGGTACGTGATTACCTCGCAGTTGGGTTAAAGTCAGCAAAGGCTACTTTGAACATTACCACCGCGCAGTTGGAGACAACTGGTAAGATTAATTACACTGGTCTCGGTGCTGGTATCTACGGCAAGCTCTATGATGCTCGTCTTCCAAAGGGTAATTTTCAGAAGGCTGGTGCAAAGGCTTGGACTGACGCAGATTGTAAAATTCTCACACAGATGCGTAAGTTAGAAGACGATTATCGTGATAAGCGAGGAGGCTACGATGGTGCTCTTACTTGGAAGATGACAAAGAAGATGTACAATGATGTATTCCTTCAGAACCAAGAAGTACGCGAATTGTATGTTACTTGGTGTAAGGCTAACTATATCGCATACGTTGAGGGTATGCCTATCACTAACGAGCAATTCTTGAAGTCATTTACAGACATTCAAGGTATTTCTCCTATTGAGATTGTCGTTGAGAAGGAGCGCAACAAGACACGCACAACCGACACATTTGTCAAGGGTTGGGAAGATAATCGCGTTGTTCTTCGCCCTGCTGGTGATGCAGTAGAGTTCAAGTACACCGATGTATTGGAACGTGACGTATTCGGTAGCGGCTATGGTGCAAGTACTATTGATACCACTTTCGCAACCATGCTCAACGGTCTTGTTACAGCAATGAACACCACAACCGACAATGGTCGATTGAAGGAGTGGCACACAGACGTGATGATGTCTGCTATTCCAGCTCTCATCTCATTCACTAACCACGAGATTATCCACACCGATGTAGCTGGTGACGGTGCAGTATCTTAATGGTTAAATACTCACAATATACGATAACATTTAATTCATTTATCTCTCAATGGCAGCATCGAAGTTTGACATATTGGACTATCTGAGCGGCATGACTAACTTTGTCTTTGACAAGTCGGCATTAAACAATGTCGCTTTGGATTGCGGCGTTTCTGATGTTGAGTCATATTTGGACTTGACAGAAGAACAGAAAGACAGATGTAAGATTGCACTCTTGGAAAAGATTGTATTCGGTGTCTATCAGACAGCATCGACCACAAACCAACATGGCGCATATACTCTTACGGTAGGTGCTCAGACCATTACATCGGCTGCATTGCTGAGTATCAAATCAGAACTCAAAAGACTTTACAAGAAGTATGGAGAGGACGAAAAACTTGAAGCTCTCAATGAAACCGATGGAGAGGTTAAATGGATTAAAGAAACAGATTGGTAAGCTATGTACACTGACAGAAATGCTTTGGATGAATATGCCTATCATGGCGTGTTCTACCGCTCGGAACAAAAACCGAAAGAAGATGGAGACCTTATCGGAAGCGATGGGGATATGTTAGGCGATACTGATACTAGTGCAGGTGAGTCAGAAACAGAAAATGTAGAAACTATCATTTTTGAAACTGATTGCGATATTCAGGAAACCAATAAGCTGTTTAATTCGGGCGTAGTTACGTTAGGATATACAATCTATTTTCCGATGCCAACGAAAGAAGGAGAAGACGGAAAAGATGAAGAATACATTCCTGAAGGTTTGAATGCTGGCATTCGTTTCCGTGGAAAAATGTACGGAATGGACGTTGACGGAATGGTTATTGGCGTTTATCCGACACAGATGCACGGATGTGTAGCTTACATCAAGGGTACTGATATTTAGTTTTTTTCATTAGGTAAAATGTATTTAGGATAACAAGGTATGGCACAGAGGATTAATCGCAGATTGTCTCGAATTGAGAATTTCTTTTCGATGCTTCTTACTAAGGGGAAAATCTCAGACAATATATTTGTTGGAGAATTGCCACCTACAACTAGTAAGAACTGGGATGATTTTGTCAATGTGGACGTAGGTCAACAAAGAGATTATGGCGGTTACTCCTCTGGCTATGCTAACATTTATCTCTATGCAAGACCAAAGGGAACTCCACTTAGAAAGAACGTTAAACTACTTGACAAGATGGAAGGAATCCTTGACGATGTGATTAAACAATCTAATAATAAGGACTATACAATTCAAGTTCTTTACCGTGATAGCGGATATGATTCAAATCGTCAGTTCCATTTTCAGATGATTTCTGTTTCAGTTATCGCAAGATAAATATATAAAATCTATTAAATGTAACATTTAAAACTCATTATATTATGTCGAAAAAGGTTATAAATACTGGTGCGGGAGCTGTCAAGTTCATCAAGCCAGATTATATTGTTGCCACATTGTTCGATGGCACAGAGGCCGGAGGATCTGCTCCAAAGGGTGATTCTTACATTCTTGAGGATGTTATTGAGGACACTACATCTATTTCACAAGATGATAACGACACCACCGATATTGAGTGCGAGACCTCTGACTCTCCTATCATTTCCATTGTTAAACTTGGTAAATGGCAGTTTGCGGCTGAGATTGGTGATACGCAGAAGGATCTTTTGGCTGCATTGTGTGACTTTACAGACGATACAACAGGAAATAAGACTCTTGCACCTTCTACTTACAAAGCAAAGTATGCAAAGATTGATGTTGTACAGGTTCAACCTAACGGAACCACAATGTGGGCTTACGTTCTTCCAAAGGTTCAGCTCAATTCTAAGTTGACTGTTGAGTCTCTCAATTCAAACTTGGCTCGTATTGCATTGGCTGGTACTGCCAAGGATATTGCGCTTGCCGTTGGTAATAAGACTGTTCGCACACCATTCTATGTTGACCACAACTATTCATTGCCAACGGAAACTGAGTAATTTCGGTTCTTCAACAATTCTCGACTATATATAAGGGGCGGCGGCTTTAATGCTGTCCGCTCCTTTTTAAGTTTTATCATTTATGGCTGAAACATTATACAAAAAAGCATTAAAGCTTATTACGAAGGAATTAGACAAGGATGCAAAGAATGTGTTAAGAGAATGTATTCAAGAAATTACATACACACATCAAACGCACAACCTCTATGATTCTTACGGATATGGCATTTATGTCGAAGGCAAGCTTGAAAAGATAGGTTACTTATCATCATCACCAAAAGCATCCAAAGGCAAGAATTGGTATGGAGAAGAGATAAAAGGTCGTGAAGCGATAAACGAATATCTCAAAAACGATTATTCCCCTAGTGGAGTAATTGATTTGGCTGTCGTTGCGACTATGCCCTATGCTAAGATATTGGAAGATGGCGGTGGTAATCTGAAACAATCTTACAGAGTCATTTCTATGTCGTTTCAAAAGCTACAAAACCTATCCAAGAAGTATAATGGAACAGTAAGTGTGATTAGAAAGTAATTCATATATATGGGAAAAGTATATAAAGCACAAAAAGACCCGAATAAGACTAAGAAACAAGCTGTAGAAGACGAGAATAAGGTGTTACCTAGTTCTCCTTTGTCTGATGCGGCAATGGAACGTCTGGCGCAAATCATGAATGATTCTCCTACAATTGTAAAACTACAAGGTACGGAGTGGGAGATAAGAGCATTGAAGCCTGGCACTCAATGGATGATTGCAGAGGAGGCTTGCAAGATAGTCAAGGGCGAAAACTTATCAATGGGTGACGTTATCAAGGAGTTTGCTATCAACATTCCATCGGTGGCAAGAGTAATCACACTATCATTGCTCAATGACAAAAAACGCATTGATTCTGAGGAATACCAACAAGTTTACGACCAGTTACTTTGGGGAGACTATGACATCAAGGATTGGGCAACATTACTCGTTGAAATTCTCAATTTGCTAGATGTGGATTTTTTCTTCGCGAGTACCAATGTGATTCAGACCGTCCGCAATCAAGCTCTGATGAGGAAGAAACAAGCAACCGAATTATCCCGTCACGAACAGAATACGGACAAATGATAGATTTCTTACGTGCCAGCACATGGTGCTCGCAAGAAGAATATAAGTGGGGAATGACCGTTCCGCAGATTCGCCTTGCGTCTATGGATTTTACTCATATAGAGTATATATCGTCAGACAAAGACAAAAATCAGGAGAACGACAAATTAAAGAATGCAAAGGTAATCAATGGTGCAGAGGA